CATGCTTCCTCCTATACGAGCCAGTAGTTCGAACCGTCGCTGTAGAACTCGCGCGACTGGTAGGCTGTGGTCAGCGTCACGCTGCTGGACCCGTCGATGTTCCCGGCCGAAGCCTGGACCGTGATGGTGTGCGTGGTGTTGTTCGAGCGCTTCACAACCACGCGCTTGAACACCATCGAGGCCGCGGGCGGAAGAGTCACCGTCGCCGTCCCGCTCGGGGCGATCAGGATGACGTGGTCGTTCTCCCCAGCAGAGGACGTGCCGGTGATCGCGCGGAACTGGAACAACCGCAGGTCTGCCGCCTGATTGATCGACGTGGCGAACCTCTTTAGAAAGTCCTGCAGGCGAATCTTGAACGTCCGGTCATCCGCCGGCAGCTTCGGGTCGACATCTACCTTATTCATCGCCTTCGGCCACCAGTGTAGGAATCAGTCGCTCAATCTCGACCTCTCCCGTAAAGTCGACTCGCACCTGATGCCAGCGTGCAGAGTGCAGGAGGTCGAACCTGTCCCCGTTGATGGACACCGGAGCGATGGATTGCGGCACGTCGCCCAGCGCCATGCAGTGCGAATGCGTGATCTGAGCCGTTGCAGGCTTGGTCCGATACCTCGGCCGCACCCGGGTAAGAAGGCTGACCACGGAGTCGTCGCCGACAAACCCCGTCTTCAGGAACGAAGTTGCAGAGGCCCCGGTCAGCGTTTGCGGCGTGTGCGAACTGTCTATGACTCCGATTGACGGAGCGCCGGCCTGCCAGAACGGCGAGTCATACGCGATGTCCGGCAGGTCGTCGTACGTCGAATACAGCGACCCCAGATCGTCGTAGGTCACCCCCGATTGAACAAAGAACACGGGGCACTCGACAGAAATCGTGACGTGCCCCCACTTCTTGGCCTTGTAGTTGTAGACCAGCGCAGCGTTCAGCGTGGCGGATGACCCGGACGGGTAGAACCACCATACCGCCTGGTTGTTGTAGTCGTGAATTCCTTCGATCTTGTATGCGTACGCCTTGTTCAGGCGGGAGAAAAACCACTCCTTGACGCCCTCGCCGATTGCCACCGGGCGGGAGCCATCGAAGTAGTAGATGTCTTCGTACCCGATGAACAGATGGGCCGTCCCGATGGACACAACGTTCTCATTGGACTGAACGCCGATCTCGCCTGGCACCAGTTGCCAGTCCCAGACGGCATTGGGTCCGACGTACTGCCCCACGTACAGCGCGCGCTCCTTGTAGGCGACGCACGAGTCCCCCAGGCGCTTCAAGGCCGTGATCGGGCCAGGGGCGGACACCAGCAGTCCGGACGTCGCCTGCGTCGTGATGCTGGGCGCCCATGTCCCCGTGGGATTGAAAAGCTGGCTGCACCACCACCGATGCGGCTGATCGCCGTATCCCGTGCTCAGACCGGTTCCCGTGTCGTCGCAATTGGCCAACATGATGAACCCGGCTACGGACTCCATCAGGGCAGCCTTGGGAGCGTTCGACACGGCAGCGAATGCCCCGCTAGAACTCTGCTGCAACTGGATCGCCTTGGAGATCGCCAGCGACGTATTGCCGAACTGAGCAAACCTCCACTTTGCATCGCCAGTGGTGTACGGGGCGGACGACACGTCGGACCAAGACCCTCCAGATCCCTCGTACAGCGCCGCCTGCGTCCCCGCAATAAAGCGGGTTCCTCCGTCCAGCCTTGCCAGACTCGCAGCGCCATTGCACGCCACCCCCAATGCGGAAAACCCGGTACTCACCATCGATGGAGGACCGGCGTACCCTCGAATCGTAGGGACGGCCTCGACCTCCAGCAGCACGTCTGAGGCCGACTCCTGGGCGTCAGGCAGAAAGGCGAGCATCCTTGACCTTCGCGCCGGCCAGCTCGTCGATCATGCCGTTGACCACGAACTGCAGATCGTCGTCGCTGGCCTTTTCGTTGATTGCCGGGTTCGCCGTGCAGCGAATGGCCACCAGACGCATTTCGTCGGCCTCCAAGGGGCCTTTGAGGGCGCGTTTTGCCCACGCGACCCGTGCGTCGTGATTCGGCGTGCTTTCGCTCTCCGTGACCACCGCGCCTGCAGCGATCCACGCGGCGACCTGCAGCCGCTGCCGGAACGTAAGGTTGTCCACCAGCTTGAAGCGGTCGGCATAGTCCATCACCAGCCCCTCAGGATGTTGCTTCTGTGGCCCGCAAACTCGGTCGTCAAGATGGCTGGGCGTTGGCGGCTCTGCACCCTGCGGACCTCGCTTAGGGCCTGACTGAACCTCGCTTCCCATCGGGCCAGCTTCTTTTCATCCTCGATGTGCATGGCCAGCTCGCACAGAGCGGCATACAGGTAAACATCCGGGTTGTTCGTCAGAAGCCAGTTCGTGGAGTCCGAGCCGGACAGCGCAAAGCGCGCGAGATAGCGCAGGATGACCGGGTAAGCCTGATCGGCCGGGCAGTCGAACGCGATGTTTGCCCCGTCAATGGCCCAGCGCTGCGGGCACCCGTCGTCTGTCGTGATCTCCAGGTCTTGCGGGAGCCTGGGCGACAGCGGCTCTCGGTCCGTGTCGACCAGCCAGCAGGCGACGGGGCTTTCGTAGTCCGCCGGGAGCGCGATCGTGCGCACGCCGACGGTGCAGGCAAGCGACGCCTCGGTTTCCATCGTCCTGAGCCTGGGCGTCCTGTTCAGGCGCGCCTCTGCCAGCGTGATGAAGTCCGGGACTAGGCTGGTGACGTCACTGCGGTGCGACCGCGTGACAATCGCCGCCTGCAGCTCGCCGTACGTGGAGATTGCCATTTAGCCGGCCTTGGGCTTCGGCCCGGGCTTCTTGCGCACGGGAGCGGTCTCGGTCGGGTCGTTCGTGCCGACCTGCTCGACGGTCAGCTTCGGCGGCCACTCGGAACGGGTCCAGCCGCGGGATTCGTTCTGGACGGCCTCGCCTTCCGAGTACACGTGCATTGCGCCGTGCAGCGGGTGGGTCATGTAGATCATGCTTCCGATCCTCCGGGCTGACGCAGCAGCCATTGGTGAAAATTGCCCCGAAACATCTCCGTCGCCGTGTGGTGCGCGATGTCCAGGTCCGGGAGCATCCAGATCTGCCCGCCGAGGTCTCGCCAGTTGCGACAGAAGGCGTAGTCCTCTCCGTACCAGACGCCTTTGTGCGCGCCGTGGTTGAACAGGTCCACATGCGGGGCCAGCGGGTCGCCGTAGCAAAGATCCGGGTAGGCCCTGGCAAAACGCCGCACGCACTCCGGCGTGATCTTCAGGAACCCGGCCGGTGCACTGTGGGCCAGCAAAGCGCCATCGCCGCGAACAATCGGCCGGTTGCCGTTCGCAACGTCGGGGACGAGTGCCCCCATGTATTCGACCTCCGGCTTCTTGAACCGGTAGGTACCGGCCACAACGTCGCCCTCGGCCTTGACCAGCGCAAGCAGGTCCTCTGGCTTCCAGGAAACGTCGTGGTCGATGAAGACGATCGCGTCTGCCTTCGCGTCCAGCGCCTTGCGCAACATCGTCGCGCGGGCGCTGGACACGTAGGGGCATCCGATCTCGTTGACCAAGTAGTGATCCCACCCCGCCGCTTCAAGGAGCGGGACGGAAGCAGCCAGGCTATCGAGCGTGACCTGAAAAGGTCGCGTGATCGTCGGAATGCAAAACACCACGCGGGTCATGCGGCCCTCGCGAATTCGCCGTACGCTTGATTGGCCGCCGCCATGTATGCAGCGTGGGCATCCGCCTCGGAATCGAAGCGCCCAAGAAATCGCTGCTTCCCGGCGACGCGGATATGCGAAACGTACTTGCCGCGCTCCCTGTCGAAGGACGCGCCCTTCAGACCGCATCGACGAGGCTTCGTGTTTGCCAGATTCTGGCGGCGGGTTGCGCCGCGCAAATTTGCCCAGGCATTGTTTGACCGCTCGAGATCGATGTGGTCGACATCTGCCTCAGGCCAGCTACCGGTCATGTAAAGCCACGCCAACCTGTGCGCCATATAGCCCCGGCCGTCGATCTTGATGCGCACGTAGCCGTGTGAGCGCACGCCGGCTAGCGAGCCGACGATGATCCGCCTGTTACCGGGAGCCAGCCACCGGAATTCACCCGTGGCTGGCTCGTAACGAAGAATGCGGCGCAGTTCGGCCGCATCAATCGTCTGCTTCACGCGGTCGCCCAGAGCCCAACGCCGATCAGGGTCTTCTGGATCTCCTGCAGCGTGGCCAGTTGCGTAGCCCCGAAGGACGCCGAAACCGCCTGCGCCGAGGTGGCGTGCACCGCGCTGGAGTAGGCCCGCTGGATCACGGGCACCGCTCCATAGAAGGCAACCTTGTCGGCCGCCGAAGCGCCGATCTGGGCGCCATCCGTGCTGTTGTAGGTGACTTGCTCGTACGAGGGCATGTCGTTCTCCTTAGTTGCTCACACGGCAGGACCATTCCGGGCGGAGGGTCTTGAAGCCGTACAAGATGTCGATACGCATCAGCAGTTCGTCGTTGCGGATGTCCGACGCCTGCCACACGCGCAGCGAGATGCCGTCCTGCGTGCGACGGACGCACTTGTGGGCGTCGTCCATCAGCGGCAGGTCGGCGGTCACGAACGTGAACGCATCGCGGTGGTACATCAGGTTCTGCCGGTACGTCGTCGACGCGCTGCCGTAGAAGGTCAGCGTCTGCGAGTTGAACGCGGACGTGGCCAGATCGGCACCGGTGGAGCTGCAGACGTTCTTCTTCGCCCCGGTCAGGTAGATGGCCGGCGACACCGTGACCGCACCGCTCGCGCTGGTGGCGATGATGGTGAAGCTCTTCAGGTGCGCATAAGCCTGCTTCGTCTCCGGGTGGCAGTCGTACACACCGGCAATCGTGAAGATCGTGCCCACGGACGGGGAAACCACCGTCGTGTGCATGTCCACCGACGTGCCGCCGTCCGTCACCAGCGCGTTCGAGTCGGTCGTGCCGGTCACGTCGCTGATGTTGGTATGGCTGTAGGTGCGCTCGTTCTCGTAGAAGTCCGCCATCGCCGAGCGGGCGTAGAAGCCTTCGCGGAACGCCTCCTGCACCTGGTTGCCCGGGTGGAAGATGTTCTTCACGCCGTTGACGATGGACGACATCGTGACCGAATCGAGCTGGATCGACCGGTTCTGGTCCTTCGGGGCCAGCATCTGGTTGAGCTTCGCGCGAGCGTTGCCCAGGGCCGAGATGTCGCCGGAAGCGCCCACCACAGTACCGGCGGTGCCGGCGATGTTGTAGGTCTCCTTCGTGGCTCGGACGATGCAGTCACCATCGATGCCGGACATCAGGACCGCCATGGCGGGCTCGATGTAGCGCTGCGACAGTTCGTCGATGGACAGGGCCAGTTCCGCCGAGTTGAAACGCATGTCCACGCCGTCCTGGGTTGCGACGGTGATGGTCTGCGTGCTCTCGTCCTGGTCTTGCACATCCATGATGCGCGAGCCCTGGCGGCGGGTGTACTGGTTCGGGTTGCGAACCCGCAAGGTGGATCCGATCTTCGCCCCGCTCTTGGCGAACGAGTCGTCATAGGATCGATTGATGGTCCCGATGAAGGTGGCCTTCTCGTGCGCAATGCGCAGCGATTCGCGGGCCACCATGTCGATGACCGACAAGGTATTGGACATTTGAAACTCCGGCGCCTCTCGGCGTTAGGAATCAGTGGGCGTTTCGCTGGGCGATCTGCGCGCGCCGCATCTTTGCGAACTGCGCATCCGTCATGGTCGGCGAATACCCGGTGGTAGCCTTGCTTGCTCCGGCGACCGTGGTAGTCGGCTTCGCAGGCTCGGCCGGCTTGGAGCGCTCCTTCACAAGCTGGTCGTACAGGTGGGCCTTGTGTGCCAACTTGATGAAGGGGGCGAAGTCGGTCCGCTCCAGCATCTCGTCGGTGTAGCCCGCGGCCTTGCAGGTCTTCATGACCGCCTGCCGCACTTCCGGCTTTGACCAGCTCGGAATGTCGCGCGCCAGTTCAGCCTGGGCTTGCTGGATTCGACGTGCAGCTTCCTGCGTCGTCTCCAGGCCCAGCCGCTGCTGGTTCTGCGCGATCTTCTGCGCTTGTTGGTTCCTCGCCTCCTTGAGGCTGTCGAACTCCCATCTCAGCTCTTGCGCTCGCTGGTGGTCGGCCTGACTCAGCGCCGACCAGTCGATTTTCTGGAACTGCTGCATCCGCAGGTCCATCGCCCGCAGTTGCACCACGTCTTCGAAATGCGCTTGCTGAAATTGTTGGCGTTGCGCGATCTGCTGCCGCTCTGCGTCCACGGCCCGCCGATGGTCGGCAAGCTCCTGCGTCTTCAGGGTGTAATCCTTCTGACGCATCACGTAGTCTTTGAGCGACTTCGGCACCTTGCGCATGCCATCGTCAAGTTCGATTTCCTCGAATTCCTCTTCCTGGGCCTGCTGGCCTTCGATTGGTTCGAGATCGGTATTGGCGATCACTTCTTGGGGTTGACCTCCAGCATCGATTTGCTGGGCGGAATCCGGTTGCCCGGGCTGCTCCAAGTCCATGTTGCTCCAATCTGTACCAGGGGCCGTAGCCCCGGGTAACGGCGTCTCACGACGTTTTCAGCACGTTGACCCCGAAGGGACGAACCGGCGGCTGCAAACCGGCTGCTCGTTGGTTACAGCAGCATCAGCAGAAGGTCTTCGTCCTCCTGCTCACGCTGCGCGATGATTTGCTCGATCTGGATTCGGATCTGGTTGCTGAAGGAATCAGCCCAGGTCGGCGGCTCCAGCATCTCGGCCAGCTCAGCCTTCAGTTGCTTCTCGAAGCGCTGCTTGCGCTCCTGGAAATACTCGACAGGGTCGGAATCTCCGGCCTGCTCAACGGCCTTCTCGGCCACTTTTTCGGCGGCCTTGACGACATCCGGGGGGATGACGCCGTACTTGATGCGGTCCCGGCGGATGCGCTGGGCACTCTTGGGAGTCGGCCCGTACCAACCGCCAGTTGCATCCTGGCTGACAGCGCCGCCAGAAATCGAGCACGGGACGCCGTTCGCCGCCGCATTCCCGACCGCACAGTTGATCGTGATCGTGACCGCGTCGTTCGTCACCGTGCAGGTCACGCCAGCCGCAGTGCCAGCCCCGACCCCGCAATTGACTGTCTCGTTCGACGCGACGTTGCAGGAAATCCCTGCTGCTGCGGCGTTCCCCACGCCGCAGTTGATGGTCACGTCGTTGCTGTTCGTGACCGTGCAGCCGACCCCGGCCGCCGTTCCATCCCCGACCGAACAGTCGATCCGCTCGTTGACGATGATCGAGCAGGCGACCCCGTTGGCTACAGCGTTGCCGACCGAGCACGCCACACTGGAGTTGGCGACGATGCTTGCCGCAACGCCAGCCGCTACCGCATTCCCGACCGAGCAGGCGACGCCGACGTTCGTACTGATCGTGGCAGTGGGACCGGCTGCAACAGCATTCCCAGGGCTGCAATCGATCGTGACGGTACTGCCGCCCGCAGTGACCGGAAACCACAGCCGCCTGGGCTGGTACGCGCGCCACACATCGCGCGTCCATTCGCGCAGCAGCTCGTTAGGCAGTACGCCGCGCCCGATGTGCGCCGTCAGAATCGAGCCGGTGAGATACCACGACCCGAAATTGATTTCGCCCAGTTTGATGTCGTTGGCGTTGGACGAGATGCTGGTGAGCTGGCAGGCGACAGCGTACAGGGAGTCGGCGGCAGTGGCGTACGTGCCACCGATAGACACCGAGTCCCCATTAACGAAGATCTGCGAGAAGGTCGCGCCGGTCGCCCCCGGCCAGACAGCAGCGGCTGGAGAGCCGTACTGGTTGTACAGGGCGAGCTCAAAGCCGCCAGTCGCCGCCAGTCGCTCTCGCGCAAAGAGGGGCTGAACTCCAGAATTCACTGTCCGCCGGCCAGCGATCAGGATCCACAGGCCATCGGAGAAGGCGCCCGAGGTATTCGGGACCGTGATGCTCGTCGATCCGCTGAACGCAGCCTCAACCCCAGCCGAGGTCAGCGTCTTTGCATACCCAGAATCGATTGCCGGCTGCAGCGACCAGATCCGCGAGGCCGCGATCTCCGCAGAGAAGTCGACAACCTCCTGCGGCTGCGAATCCCAGGGCCTGACGATGAGCATGGGCGTCTCAGGCCGGCGCGTACGTGATCGGCGTGACCTTCAGCGTCCAGCCGCTGCTCACCGTCTGGCCGGTCCCGTTGTTATGGATGTAGTAGCTCGCCAGCTTGGGCACGTCGCGCGCACGCAGAATCATGTACTGCGCGCTGGTGACGTTGTTGACCACGAAGGAGCCGATGAGCCGCGTCGGCCGGGCAGCCTCCGGCGCCTCGGCGTCGTTGGTGCCATCGATGTCCAGCGGCCGCGCGTAGAGGGCCAGCGTCGTGCCTTCGGTCGGATTGGTGCCGAACGTGGCGCCCAGCACGAACTCGGCGTCCGGGCACCCTTCACCATCGCTCACCGTGTCATAGGTCGCGTCGTCGGCCTGGACCACGGAGCCGTTCGTGATAGACCCGCCGTTGGCCTCCAGCGTCTTGGTCGTGCCGCGGTACTCTTTCATCCCGCCAGTGGGAATCGTCATAGCACCATCCTCCCGTCAGCGATGTTCAGCGCTCGACTGACCTCTGCGACGGGCAGAGGGTCATCGGCCAGGCCGAGCGTGAGCAGGGCCTCGATGCCCGCAGCGATGGCCGGATAGGCCTTGCCCACCTGTTCTGCAAGGGACTGCATCTGCGCGCGCGCGGCCGGCATGTCGATCCGGAACCGGCCCTGCCGGATCAGGTCCATCGACCAGTACACGTTCCGGTTCTGCTCGCCGATCGCGACCAGTGCATCGAGGAACGCGCCGCCCCCTTCGCCCAGGGTGGCCAGAATGGTTCCCGCGCCGATCTCCAGCGGCGACGGCTTCTTGCGGCCCACCGAGAGAATGCGCGCGATCTCCACGTCGTTGCGATACGCCGGGTTGGGGTTCTGCTCGTCGCCCTCCACCAGATAGGGATCGATGGCATCGATCTCGCCGGCCGAGAGGGCGCGTCCGACGACGCCTTCGAGCGCCTCCAACTGCTGCGGCGTCACGATTGCGTCAGCGTGAGGATGTCAGTCCCCGCGCCGCCGAAGTTGATTACCAACTGACCCGTCGCGAGGCTGCGGGCACTGCCCAGGTCGATGAACCCGATGCAGTTCTTGTTCGTGGCCGTGTCGTCGTAGATGATCGCGTAGCGCCCATCGGTGAAACCGGAGCCGTCCTGATTGAGCGTGATGTCGTCCGCCCGGAGGGTCGGCACATTCGACTGCAGCGCCCAGGACTTGTTTGCCAGGGTCTGCGGGCCCGTGTAGCTCGTGCCGCCAGTTGCGACCTGAGTGCTGGAAAAATTCGTCGTCCCACCGGAGCCCCAGCACGGGTCTGCCGTGGTCACGCTGGGCGCGGTTGCCGACGTGACGATGCCGACCTTGATCGTGTCCCCGGAAAGGTCGAAGACCTTTTTCCCAAGGTTCAGCAGCGCCTGCGCGAACCACTTGATGTCACCGACTGCCATATCTACCCCTTAAAAAGTGATCCCGCCGTCCGCGCCGCGGGTGACCGGACGTTCCTCGTCCCCGATTCGTACCGCGACCGTCCGGCCGCCCTTCTTTACCAGGCTGCGAGGCGCGCGCACCAAAGCGGCCAACGCCTGGACCTCTCCCGCGAGCTGTTGAACGCCCTGCTCCACCTGCTGCTGCGTCTGCGCCATGCCCTGGGCGAACTCTTGCAGCGCAGGGCCAACCTTGTCCTCTCCTGCGTGGGCCTGAAGCTCCTGCACCGCCGATCCAAGCTGCTGGATGGCCTGCACCAGTTGGCCGATGTCGGGAAGCTGGGCGTTCTGAAGCTGCTGCTGGGCGAGTTGGTAGTTCGCGCTCGCTAGATCGGCCTGGGCCTTGATCTTGTCGACTTGGACCTTGTCCCGATCGACCTCGTTTTTCTCGCGCGCGATCTGGTTGTCTGCGGTCTTGTCCTTCAGCGCTTGGTCCATCTGGGCCATTTGCTGCTGCATCTGCTGCAGGGCCTGCTGAAGCTGCATGACCTGCGGGTTCTGCCCTTGGGCGATCGGGGATGCCTGGCGGAAGCGCTCGGCGATCTCGTCCGCTCCGGGCCAGTCCAGATTCTTCGCCAGCAGGTCGCCGATCATCGGGAAGGTGTTCGGGAAAGCCTTGACCATCTCGGTCATCTGGAAAGCGGCCTCTTCCCGGCGCGTGGTGAAGCTCGGGCCGGCCTCACACGTCACGTCGTACTTGCCCGCGGTCAGGTCGAATACCTTTGTCACGCCCTCGATTTCCTGCGGGCTTGCGACGTACTGCGGCGGCTGCCCCATCTGCTGAGGCATTTGCTGCACAGGCTGGTTGACCGGCACTTGGTAGTTCGTGCCGTCTTCCTTGATGCACCGTACGATCCGGGGCACGTCGTAGTGCTTTGGGATCAGGTCCACCAGGATCACGCCGGCATGCCTGATCGCACGCGACAAGTTGTCGATGAAATTGAAGGTCGAAACGTCGCCCTCTCGCTGGCGGGCCATGATCGCGCGACCGCTGGTTTCGTTGCTCTTGGCCCCCAGGCTTGCATCGAAGATGCCCAGAATCGACTTCATGTCGTCGCTGGCCGTGAGCGCCATCTGCAGGTCGCCAGCGGGCACGCCCGTGAAAGGCTGTCTCTGCGGCGGGACATTCCCGTCGTACTCGATGTACGGATGGCTCTGCCGGTTCGCAGACGCCCACTTTGCCGCGTCAGTGTCGAATGCCCCAGCCGGCCCGATGAAGGGAGCCTTCGGCGCAAGGGCGACCATCTCCGTGGCTGATGTGCGCCAGTAGTTGTACATCCGCTGGGCATCCTTGGCGTGCCGGATCAGCGACAGCCAGGAGCGCTTGCCCTCGATGTTCACTTCATCCCCGTACACAGGGATGATCGGGATGTACTTCCCCCTCCAGTCGTTGGTCTCCAGCACCTCGGCACCGGTCATGATCAACTGCGTGACCTTGTAGGTCTTGGTGCTGCGCGTGCCCTCGACAGTGATGCTCTGCGCCTTCAGCAAGTCTTCCGATTTCTTGTATTCCGGCAGCATCATCAATGCGCCGTTGGACAGCCTCAGCAGCTCGGTCTGGACCTG